GTTTAATCCAGAAGACTGGCTTGCGCCTGTCGACCATATCTATAGAAATCATATTTCACACTTCATGGAGCTGAGCTCTATGTTGTGGCAACATCCCGATGGTGACCTTGTGAAGTGGTCAAGGGGGCAACCTCTTGGGACATATCCGTCTTTCGCACTACTTGGTTTGACAAACAACGCCTTAGCGGCGTCCGCTTGCGCGGAAGTAGGCATACCGACAACAAGTTTCCGGATTATTGGAGACGATGTTGTTATGGATGCTAGGGCATTAGAACCCTATGTTATAAAGATAGAATCTTTTGGTGGATTGATTAACCACGAAAAGAGCGTCACAAGTTCCAAAGTTGCGGAATTCGCAGGTAGGATTATTGAACCTAATTCGGTTTATTTGAAGAAGGTAAAATACAAAGAAGTTAGCGATAACTCATTCATGGAACTTGTCAGTTCCTTGGGAGATCAAGCTAAGTATCTTTTGAGGCCCCGACAGAGACGTCAGTACGAAAATTTCAAGTTCGTACCCGGCTATGCTGTCGACGGTCCTTATCCTAAAGATTCCTTTGGTTTCTCCTTTCTATCGCGGTACCAATGGTACCTAAATAGTTCAGGATTGGTCATAGAGAAGATTGAACCTGACAAGCAGTATTTAGATCATTGGCAGTTTAAGTCAAAGATCTTTTACCAATTGGCAGAAGAAGGGAGGGGTGACGAGTTTGAGAACTCGGTATCACCTATCCTTGGAGACGACTTCCAATCGCCTCTCGCAACAGCGTCTACTAGGGGTGGAAACCCCCTACTTAAAGATGGGAAAACCCATTTAGAAGTACTAGAAGAAAAGTCCCGAAATAAGAAGGACTCATTTCTAGAGTACGCGTTAAATAACCCTGTTAGAGGAACCAAAACTCTAACAGATCTTGCAAAGGAAAGACTATCTTCTGGGGTTAAACCCGAAGAAGTAATCTCAACATTTGGCAGTAGAAAAGCTTCTCAACTTTTCGATAAGGTGTCAAATGCCTCGTCAAAGGAAGCTAAAGAGATTTCTAAATCTCTGAAGTCAACCATAGACAGGAAACGCAAGAGAGATCGTTCTCACGATCTCGGTTAAGGTAACCAATACCTCATGCAAGTTGATACTCAC